GCTACTAGCAAAGCCGCTACGAGTAGTTTGAGTGGCAGATACAATCGGAAGGTTCGCCTCAACTGCGAGACCCCGTAGTTCTTCTGCGATTGCTTTGATGTAGGAATAGGAGTTGACATTACTTCCTGCTTTGTATCGTGATGATGCACAGATATTCAAGTAATCTATGAATATTATATCTGGTCTAAATGACTTTTTCAATGCGAGTTCATTAAGCAATCCTTTAAAATGACCAGAGTGTGCAGCAGCAGTAGGATACTCTTTAATAATTAATGTTCCTTGTGTTTTCTTCGCAAGACTTTCCACCTTTGTATCAAACATAGGTTTGGGTAGATCTGTTATGTCCTGTATATTAACATTAAGTAAGTTAGCATCGATCCTCTCCGCAATCTTTTCCTCTGCCATTTCGAGAGTGATGTAGAGGACGTTCTTCCCTTGGAGGAGG